CTGTATTACTGTTATATACTCCGCCAACATGAAGTATACACATAACTAACTTGCCCGAACGAATAGTAGCAGTAACTTTAGCGTTAGTCTCATCTATATACGCTAACGTAGCCGAGTTGGTCGAGTATGCTGCCGATGAGTTGGACCAGGCCACCTTACCATATCCGGTCGTTGCAAACGTTGAAAGATTTAGACTGTTATATTCCACAGAATTTGTAGTGTTCAACTTACCATCTTTTATGTTTAAACCATCGACAGTGATACCATTTCCTGACGTATCCTCATTGATAGTATCGACCTTAGGGTTCGTCAATGTTGGAGTAGCTATTGTTGGTGATGACGCAAATACGGCACTTCCTGTACCGGTTTCATCGGATAATACACCTCGTAATTCAGCGGATGTGAGTTGTTGCCAGGCACTTGTTCCAGCTCCAGTTCCTAACAGAATTTTATTAGCGGCAGCAGTAGAGCTTCCAATGCCTAGTTTAGTTTCGATAGCAATTATTGAAGAGTTCTCTATGGAGTGTAAATTAGAGTGGCTAGGACTATTTTGCTTATCCGTAGCAGCAGGACTTGGTAGAGTAACCGAATCGTCTAGTGACGTAGGAAAATTAGTCATACCGACCCCCAGCCCGTAGGACTTTTAGATACTTTAGACCAACCAATAGGTGATTTGTTAATCTTTTCCCAATCGGTAGGATCTATTTCTCGATATGACATATCAGTGTCCACTACGCCATCGTAATTTTTTATGGTCGAATCATACTCAACGGAACTATCATCGTAGGCAAAAGCGTTTGCGTCTGATGATGGGTTTTTGCTCCAGTCTGTAGGTAGTTTAGACATAATATCTAATATCCTCTCTTAGCTATTAATAACTTATCTATAGAATCCCATTTTTGTGCAGCAACGTCTTTAGGATCAGATATACTCGGTAATAAACCTTCAGCTCGGGCTATATCAGTATCAGATAATGAACCAGATTGACTAAATAAATTCTTAGCAAGTACCGTTACTGCCCCTTTTCTCTCGTCGTTATACACTTTCGTGGCATCATTTAATCCTATATTACCAGCAAAACTAGATAATTCGCCACCAATAACACCTATTGGGCCACCGGTAGATCCACCACCGGCCTTATCGTATAGTCCTTTAAGGTTTGAAACCAATGCAGAGACTTGCTTAATTCCAGACTCGGCAGACGTGGGTTCTGACGGTTTAAATGCATTATATAGAGCGATAATACTAGATGTGTTTTTACCACCAGTTTTTTGTATATCCTGCATTAATAACGCTTGAATAACCTGTTTGTTGCCAAATATATTAGATACGTCGGTACTCGTTTCGGTAGGGGTCTCGGTAGTAGGCGTTATGGAGGACTGAGTGATTTCTTGTTCGGTTGGTTGAGTGGCGGCTTGTCTTCCTACTGTCTGCCTAACAGCCGTACCTAATACGCCATCGCCTTGTGCCTTATTTAACATACTAGATAACAGCGTAGCCCGTTGTGGAGTCCTGACCGCTTCACTAATGATATTTCCAGTAGTTGATAAAACGCGCCCAGCCGTTGGCCCTAAAGTCTTTTTAGCACCTTTCATCAAAGTCCCAGTTATTCCTATGCCGACATCAGATGCGTTTTTAGATAATGAAGCATCAACTAGTTGTTGGGCATTAACAAATGGTGCAGATATTTTTCTATATTCCTCATAGGTAGCGGCGTTTCTAATTGAATCAGCAACCTTAGCCAGTTTGGCATTACCGCTCTGTTGAGCAATATTATCTAACGTATCAGCGGCATATTTTTTAATTTCTCCAAAAGCCGCCTTACCTTCGGAAGAATTGTATATAGATGATTTGATATCGTCAGCCATTTTGAGCTGTAAGTCAGCGATTGCCGCTTTAGATTGACTAGGTGAATTGATATTACTATACCCTTTTCGTTCCAAGTCTTTTACAACGTCAAATGCATCTTTAGCGTTAGTTGAAGCATTAATGTTATACGTTTTTCCACTAGTTAAGGCTTTTGTCGAGGCAGGATTGATTCTGTCATCATATTTCTGAATTGTTGATTTAAAGTTCTTAATCTGAGCAGCAGTAAGGTCGTGTGTAGCGACAAACTCTGGATCGTCGAGTTGTTTACGTAAATTAGATGCAAAGTTTTTAAAACTCACATTTTTGGTGTTTTCCAACGCTGTATTAAATGCCTCAGTGGTAATACCTTCGCCACCGGTTACGATCGGAGTATAATCCGCCGCCTCTTTAACAGTCATTCCATAGTTCTTATATAAGTCATCTGCTGTATTGCGGAGATTGAACTTTACTGACTCTTTAGGTGTAACATTTAAATCAGCAGATAGTAGACTGGTTCCCGATGCCTTTGCTTTTTTACCAAGATTTGCAATACCAGACTTTGCTTCTTGAGCCAACGCCAGTCTTTCAGCGTCAGTAGTCAGTGGTATCTTATTTCGGTTAGTCATTTTACTTACTAAATTAGTACCTTTTCCGATTAAGTTGATACCGCCACCTACTGCGCCACCCATTAATCCCCCAGTAACAGCGCTAGATAAGGTATTACCTAAAACATCTTCACCAGTTGCAGCAGTCCCTTTTTCCTTAAGAGGATTTAATGCTCCATAAGCACCACCATAGATTGCACCTTCTTTAAGTCCAGTCTTGATTGCCTGTCCTAAAAGTGCTTTAGTCCCAACTTTAGCACCAGTTTTAGCCAGTGCTCCCGCTCCTAAACTTCCTATCGTAAGAGCAACATCTGCCGCATTAGCAGCGGCTTTAACTGGATCAATAGCCTGAAATTCTTGGACAGCTTGAGACTTACTAATCTCCTGACCTTTTCCAGATAAAGCATTTACTCTATCGGTATAGTCCTGTAACTTAGCCTTGACCTCTGGCTTATCAAAATCGGCATCAGATAATGATTTTAGATAGGAACTACGCTCTTTATTTAATTTAAGCATAGATTCAGTATTAGACTTTAAACCAGAAGTAGCACCGACTCCAGCTATAGTTTTTGCCACATTAGAAGCGGTCTCGGTAAATGGTTGCGTTATACTACTTATTATGCCTTTAAGACCACCAGACGATTGTTTTGGAGTGGTTTTTTGCCTACCGAGTAGTGATTCATAATCCATTATACGCCTCCAAACACATAAGGATACTTATTACTCAAGTCCTCATAAGACATACCCGAATTTATATCGTTAATAATTTGTTTGTCGGTAGGGTTAGATGATTTACTTAGTACGCTTAGTATCGTGTTACCGGTAGCCTTTGCATACTGAGCAGCTGTTATTGGTGTGCCACTACTTGCGAACTGTAGTCCACCACGCTCGTCTTTGGTAGCAGTATATCCACCATTTCCACCAAGAATAGACGATATAATTCCAGATAAGTCAATACCGCTCGAAGAACCACTAGATAAATTAGCCTGACGCTTCTGTTCCGCTAATGTCTCATTATATTGTCTAGTTGCCTCAGCTTGTTGTAGCGCGTTCTGTTCTCTAGCATAGGCTGATTCGTACTGGTTTTGTAAAGCACTTCTTCCGGTAGTATAGTCGCTAATATTTCCTTGTGCTAGTGTCTGTGCGGCTCTTTCTGCATCGGTCAAATTAGATGATTCAGTGGTTAATGCACCGGATTGCTCGCCGTATTGTTGTGCAATAGGAGCGCGTTCGTTGGCTACCATCCTTTGACGTTGCGCCTCAGTAACTAGACTTCTTGAAGTTCTGCCCGTTACTGATGGATCAACAGCATTTAGTGCTGCTTCTGTATTTCCTAGAGTTGTGCGAAGTCCTGATACCCTTTGGCGTATCTCAGGCACACCATATCTAGTCATCGCTTCATTGAGTATGTCAGCAGAGCTTTTCTTACTCTTGTCATACGCTTCAATTTGTGCGGCTAGTTCTGCGCTTGTTGCCATTATTATCTCCAAATAAAAAGTCCCCCGACTATGTGGGAACTGTTAAGTTGCTTATTGGTATTATATCACAAAACTATATTGTATAAAATTATTAAGAAAATGGCGGTGTAAAAGTCCGTATTCTAACAGTTACGGTTCTAGCGTTACTTGTTATGGACGCACTTGGTCCACCGTAAAACATACTAACTTTTACTTTGACGGTCGTCGCACCACTTCTGAAGAGTTTTATTACTACGTCATACCAGTTAGTGGTAGTAAAATTTTCTTCTATTTGCAAGAAATTGGCTATAAATCTTTGGGAAGTCATTGAGTAGTTTATATCGAAGTCCATTGGCGCACCAGACACACCAGCAGTATAAGCAGCCGAAAAATAAACCGGAGTTGTAGTGGTAAGTGTTGTTGCCGGTAAACTTAACGTTATAGTTTGAGTATTACTATCGTTTTTTAAAGTCGCGTAATCGGTGTTAAGTGTGAAATTGAGTGGTCTAGCTGTCATAATAAATCCTATATTCTATTCCATTGACCTCGAAATCGTTCATTAATAAAAGTTGGGTTGTCGTAGAATATAATCCTGAGCTTAGTCCACCACTACCATCTATGTCTGTACTAATTAACTGAGTAAGCATTGTCGGAGCTACAAAATCGTAATCACCGGTTACTTCCCACGCTTTGACGCGAGGAATATATCCTAGGTTATGGGTAAATGAGGCGGTACCAGGATTGACGGTACCTAGATACCCAGAAAATGCTAACTTCATATAGTTGTAATCTGAATTAAATGCGAATTTGTCTGCGTGCGTAGCTGTGGCGGGAACTATTGAGTTAACATCTGCATTACTCGGTGGGAAACACCATATTCGGTAATATACGGTTTTGGTAGAACCACTATTATTATTACCATGGATGACTAGATTAGTGGGGTCAGCAACAATATCGTAATACTCGCCAACCAGTGTAGTCCACTGATTATCAAAATAGTCTTCATCCACTCCAGATTGACATATTGCAAAATCAGCAGTATGGCTCCATACCATTTCAGGTAATGGTGTAAACGGCAACCCGTGTGGTATATCTATCGTAAAGACACCGGTATCACCTACCGTAAAACTGTCTTCTTTAACAAAAACCAATATATCGGTTAGCGTTCCAGAGTTATATGATAGATTTACAATACTCATTACACATTTAATTCATCTATAACATCAGTCCCAGCAGGTGTTATATATGCTCCTACGTCAGAACTATCCGGCTTTAATCCTAGTTTCATACGTCTCTCACTGTTGAAACTAAACAAATAGCCAGTTCCATCAATATTAACCAGCTCGTTATTATCTGAATCGTAAATGGTTTGTGAACCACCTAAGTATTTAGACATCAAATTATTGCTTGAGTCGAAAAAGGCTATCCCAAAATCTGTAGTCCCAGGTATGAGACCGATAGTAATATACGAACCATCTGTGTTGTTAATTCGCCAAGTTCCCCTCGTTACACCAGTGGCTACCTGGCGTGGTTCAACTCGATTTCCAGGCAGAGAGTTATCTATATCATTGTTTGCTATCGTGTTGAAGTCGTTTTTAAGGGTAGATGACACGCTTTCAGATAGTCCGCTAGAAGCTCCCAATATATCCATTATATCATCCTCTCACCTGGCAAACCGTTCCATAGTAGATTTACCGACTTTATTGTTGGCGTGTCAGCTCCCGAACACGCTCCGTCAAATCCAAACACTATATTTTTAAACAGTCCGTTTTGAATGGTAGATATTATCTCAGTGCTTCCGGCGGTCATAGTATCATGACTTACGTCTGCTCCGTTATCTATAGAGTGAATAGGAGTGATTGTAACCCCAGAAGGAATGGCCAATGTATCTATTGACATTCTAAGAGCTTTTTTCGTCTTACACATTAAACCAGCGTCAAACTCCATCGCCCGAAATGCAAATGTAGGTGCAGGATTACAGTAACTATCGACTATATCAATACCGTAATCTGTACCGTCTTTCCATGATATATACATCTCATCGCCAAAGTTACGAACGCACCCTATTTGGAGAGTTCCAGCCGTGTTTAAGCGTGTCTGGGTGGATATGACATATCCATACCCAAACGAATTAGGAAAGTTCTTATCTAATGTTCCCCAAGTATATACTCCATGTTCGATTGATACATTAGTCGTAGATGACGGATAACCTAAATGTAGAAGATTATCTCTAACTGTCATCATATTTGGATAACAATGAGTATTATCTACCGTATCCGTATAGACATTACTCGTATTAGCGAGTGCGCGAATTTGTACGATATTCTTACCACCAAGCCATGCACATAGTGATCCGTTCACGAAGAAATAAGGATAATTATTATATGTATAGATTGACTCTGGCGAACCGCCTGAAACGTCGATTATCTGATTATATGTTTGTGCTGATCCGTCCCATATAAATAGTTTTCCCTCTTGAAAATCTTTAGTGCCATCCGTCGAACGTTTTTCGCAGGCTATTACGGCAAATTCATCAGTTGGCGTGATTCCACATACCTCAAACCCATCAGGGAAAGTTAATCTATGACGTTGAAACTCATTATTGGGCGGATCGGTTGGCGATAACGGTTCCCATACTGCTAAATAATTTCCATTTCCTATCAATGTATATTGTAAAAATTGCGCCATTGGGTGTAGTCCGTTGACGGTATTAACCAGTCTATACGCCCATAGTTCAAAGTCAGCAGTATCTAAATCGCTGGCTGTCGTGGTTTGAACTGTTCCGTCGGCTACCGTACTAGTTAAATGAAAATGGTAAGTTCTGGCGTTTGGTTTTACGTATCCTCTTATTTGGGACGCAAAAACAAACTCATTTAGAGCGGTATTATTAAGGCTTGCACTGGCAATAGTTACCGACCCTAGCACCGTATTCAATCCGTCGTGCAGTGTGAGCGTCCAATTGCCAGTGCCTTTCGCCACCACTTTAACTTTTATTGAGTAAAATGGTTCAATATCAGGCTCAAACGTACATATATTAGTGGCAGTTTCACTAATTGACGTTGGAACTGTGTATGTAGCTGCACCACTAGTCCTATAAGCGTTAGTATCTATGGATTTAGAGTTTCCATAAGTTTGATCGAACGTTGGGCTACCCGATATAGGAGCATATCTTTCTACGGTGGTTTGTGTTGCCATATAAATTGCATCACTATCGGCCCTATAAAGTAATCCATCAGAACCGCTAGTTAACGTGTTGGATATTTCGGTAACTACGTTACTTGTGCTTATTTTATAAAAATTTCCAGTATCCCCAAAGGCATAACGATCGCCACTGACCACTTGAACTATATTGAGAGGTAAGTCAGTAACTACTGCACCAGATATCTTGCGCGGGCCTGGAAGAACCGTTAATTGAGACGGGTCTCGTCTAAACTCTAATGCTCTCCCATAACTAAATGACGCTTTTGGGCCAATCGACGAGTTACTTGACTGGCCGCCATAGAACATTTGAACGGGTAACACTTGATCGGTTGCGTTAGCCATTACGGGTATGTAACTGGTGGAGTTAGTTCAATCCAGCTCATACGCCTACCAGTCCCTTGTTTTTTAACGCCCATCTGCGAAGTTGACCTACCGTAAGTTTGTTTAGCAGACTTCACCTTTAAGTCAAATCTGCGCCCAAACCTATCTGCTGAATTTTGGTCGCTTTGAGTTAAATAGTATCTCTCTAAAGCATAATAGACAGGTGCGTCTTGATATGCTTGCGGAATTTTCATCACTTCACCTATCCTGAACGTCCTACCTGAGCCGGAAATACCCTCGTAGTAGTTTTCTAAACTCATAACTGACGTAGAGGTGTAAGATGAAATACGATACCATCTGCCGTCAGTTCCGTCAGTAACTTGCAAGTATCTACCGACCATTTGAGGCGTAAATCCTGTTGCTGAGTGGGTAATTGTAACAGAACCATTACTAACTGTTATAGTTCCAGTAGTATAGTCGGCAGCAGTCATCTCAATGTGTTGCGGCTCAAATGAAACCACTAAACCATCAGTAACGTCGTCAGAAGGTATAGGATATAGACCAACTTCATTAAAGCCTCGTATGTAATAGTGAGTAGGCACACTTCCCTCAAATGTCGTGATATTCAATCTGTTCCACTCGTCCTCGGAAGTTACTAGAATTGGAGAATAGTAATCTGAACCATTTAAAACTCGGATTTCTGATATCCTAAGAACGTCCATCGGCATTTGGTAATATTGTTGTCCTTCCACTAGGCTTGCTTTTTTATATTCTTTATTAAACTTACGGCCTAGACGATTAAGAAACATCGCTCCACCTTCATTAATGTCTCTTTTAAACATTACAAGTTGGGTAGCCGAAGTGTCGCCTGTTATTTGTTGTGCCATCGTATATTGATCGGTGAAACTTAGCATAATTCTCCAAATAAAAAGTTCCCACCGAGATGGGAACTGTTAAGTTGCTTGTTAATATTATAACACTAAGTTATAAATTATTCTATCGTTTGCCTTTTAACTTGCGAGCCACGTCGTCCATTGACATTTTTGAGCGATGTTCGTCATGCTTTTCTTTATTTTCCATCGCGTAATAAACTTGTTCGCCTTTTTTAGCGCCATAAGTCTTTTTCATGGAAGACATCTTTTTCTTGTCTATTGGCATAGATTCTCCTTATTTTTTACATTTTTTTCGACCCATAATAAACTCCTTTCTAGGCTTCTTGATAAGTTCCTGATGCCGACAACGTATCGCCATTAGCCCAAGTATCAGGTACTGTTGATGATAGTACGGCTAACCCGACGTAGTTACCACTAGCTGTTCTTACCAATACCGTACACACCGTTGATGACGCTGGTCTGATTTCACCAACGTAAGATGCCGAGCGAACAAATCGTGTTGAGTTAACCATAGTATCAGACGAAGCCGATATATTCATAGTAGTCGGAGTAGTAAATGTAACTGAACCAGCAACCCCTGCCCCAGCCAGTGTATATTTCCAGCTGAAGTGAACAGTTTTACCTATCTTTGTATATACAGCATAGTTAAGTGTTCCACCAGATAAGTTTACAAAAGTAGGAGTCCAGCTTTTCCATGCTCCACCAGGTTCACCGGCAGTAGTATCGAGTGATGAGTTAGCAACACCAGTTCCAGAACCACCAACGACTAAATTATCTTTTAGTTTGCAACCATCAACAGTTACTCCATTAGCAGAGTTAAATTCGCTTACAGTATCAGTTGATACTGTGGTTGCGTGAAACACGTCTGTATTGGCATTATAGGTCAAACCGGCATTAGTCTTCTGTCCAAGAAAACCAGTCGCCGTGGTAACAAAAGTGGGATAACAGGTCGTGTCTGTCGTCTCATCTTGTACTGTTATAGTATTAGCGTTTGATTTATATACTGGCATATTAATTTACGTAAAATAGCAATATCTCACGCCCTCTCCATTAACCAAACTGTCTATATAAATATCGGCTAAGTTATCTATATCTAACTCAAAAACGTCTCCAGGATATAATATAACTCCCGTTCCTGTTGCAATCGTAGCGTCAACTCCCGAACCGCCAACGGCTATTATTGAAGTATTATCGGTTTGAGCTTGAATGGTAACTCTCTTACAGGCAGTCGATGCGGCCAAAGCAACATCAGTTCCGGCAGTAGTAACGGTCTTAACGCCATGTCCTATTCCTGATATCGCAGATGTAGTTAAGACATTAAATGCTGTATTATCCGAGGCTATAGTTACTCGTTGCGAACCAGTACCGGTTGCACCATTACCAGCAAGTAGTGTCACGCCGTTTATTTTTACGTTATCATTTTGAACTGCAAAGGTTCCGGAGTTTTTTACATTTCCAATTTCGGCAGTTCCAGCAGCTAATTTACCTATTTCAGCCGTTCCTGCTGCCAACTTAATTTGACCAGTCGAATCAGAGGCTATTGTAACTCTTTGGGAAGTAGCTGCTGTTCCGTTTCCTGATGGGCAATCAGTCCCAGCCAGATTTAGATTAACGTTTAGGTAATTTCCATCGACTGCATTATCTAATGCCTCAACAGCAGTTTTAATAGCAGCAGCACTTGCTTCGGTCATATTTAGGTTAGAGGCGGTTGCTTGAGATGCTTGTACGGCAAAAGTTCCAGTTCCGACTACCTCAGCTTTCAAATTAGTTGCCGTTGAGTTAGTTACAGTTACAGCACCATCTACTGTAATTGAGTTACCACCATCTTGGATATTAACAGCAGCCACACCAGTGGAGTTGTTTATAGTAACATCGCCTATATCTACACCTGAATTAGCTTGATTAGTCGATTGGACAGCAAATGTTCCCGCGTTAGTAACGTTATGTGATGGAATAGTTGCGACGGAGACAGGAACGGCAGTAGCTCGTAATTCATCGTCAGTTAAACCTAGTGGCGTACTAGCGATATTTGATACTGTTACCTGATGATTGTCGGCTAATTGTTTAGCAGCTGTAGCAGCTCCCGTCGGTAATGGTAGAGATGCGGCACTTATCGGTTGAGTATCCGTTGGTGTTGTAGGTTGCTTTAAAGTTACGACAGTATCGGCAGCGCCCTCGACCATCGCAACAGTCCCGGTCATCGAGGAATCGGTATCGCCTTCTGTATATTGAACACCGCCACCAAATGATGTAATTTGGTCTCCATTAGCGTCGACGATAGCCGTCGCAACTGGATTAGAATTGGTCAAATCTTTTACTGTTGCCTTTATGCCACTGTCTACACCATCAAGAATTGCGCCATCACCTGCACCACCAGATTTAATATTTACATCAAGCGCATTTGAGGTCGCACCAATGACATTTCCTGAACCATCGACAATTTGTGATTTCTGAGAAGCATTAGTTTGATTAGCAGACGTTGCAAATCCGGTTATCGCAGCAGGCGGGGTAAGTGTAGTTACCTGACTAGCTGGTAATGGATACTCAGACGGAAAATTAACATTTACGTCTAATTTATTGCCGGTTACAGTAACGTTCTCTCCACCTGCATCCACTATTTGTGTCAGTTGAGTTCCATCAGTAGAAGAACTAGATTTTACTAATAATTCGCCTGTCGCCGGATCACCCTCAACAAGCATTGGTGTTTCACCATCGGTAGTATTAACTACTATGAGCGTTGGTTTTCGGTTGTCATCTATTTTCGCATTTACCATATTAATCCTTATTCATACATAACCATACAATTACAGTTAGCTACTGTTACAGTTAAGAATAAACCGGTTGTAAATTGGATTCCGGTATTAAATGTAACATCGAACGGTATTGTCTGGTTTGTCATAGCTCCAGAAGTCCATATAACTGTCCCTGCGGTGCTAGTTCCGTCATATAAGGTAACTACTGCGTTATTGACTACTCCACTTATTACCAGGCTATGTAGAGAGCCTATGCCTTGTTTTAAAAGCACTCCAGCGGTTATATTTTGTTGAAAATAATATTTTGGTTGTGTCTTGGTGTTTCCCCAAGTCAAAACACTTAATACTTGGCAATAAAGGTGAGTAACACTTCCAACCCCTGTATTTATGTTCTTCATAAAAGGTCTCAGGTGTCTTGTTCCGCATATTACAGAGGTAGTTTGAGTAAGTGTGTGGATTAAAACTTTATCTACATAGAATTGAATGCGCCTATTTGTATAAAGAATCTCCCAAGTATGAAACGTGTCAGTAAGTGGGAAAGTTGCTAAATCTCCGTTAAACGAACCGTTGTCTATATTAATATCCGCAAGACCGTTAGTCTTAGCGACAATCGAGAACACGGAACCTGATAACTGAAAATAAAACGAATTTGCTAGAGTGTCATTCTCCGTGCAACCAATCATTCGTGTATTATTGGCAGTTCCGGTATCACCTACCCTAAATATACCTCGCATATGGTTCATACTTCCGCCTATATATCGGGCAACGCTTTTTGTATAAACTAATACGCTTGAACCGCTATCGGTAGTCGTAGCGAGGTCTATTACTGAATTAGATATGGTTGCTGTTCCGTTTGCATTAGTAGTCGTAGTATAGAAGTTAGTATCAGGATTTGTGCCATTAAATACACCGCCAGCGACGCGATTTTTCTCAGACACCATGAGTTCGTCGATCATTGTTGAACCAATTTCATCGCCCCATGAGTCAAAAATCTTAGATATTTGCGTCCCATTGGTTATAGCAACGTCTTTAACTAGTAATTCACTAGTTGTCTCGTCAGCTTCCACTCGAATAGGAGTTTGACCATCAATCGAGCTGACGGCTATAAGTGTGGGTTTAAAATTATCATCTATTTCAGCGTTTGCCATACCATTCCAAATAAAAAGTTCCCTATCGGGAACTGTTAAGTTGCTACTATGATAATAACATTATTCGCCAATTTTATCTAGCACCCCATCACGTCGTCGTGCCACTGCAATCGCTTCTTTTAGTTGCTTTTCGCTCTTTAATAAGACAGTTTCACGCGCTTCAAGTGCAGTGCGAGCTAATTCCTCATACTTTTTAAATGAATTATGTTCGGATTTGGCTTTATTCAGTTCCTCGTTAGCCTTGTCGATATCTCTTTTAACTAATAATAATGACTTATTGGCAGTCTTGATTTCCCCTTTAGTCGATTTAAGCGTTTTATCGGCATTTAATTGCTCGATTTTCATATATTCTAATGTTTCTTTGGCACTTTCCTCAGATTTACGTCGTTTATTTTCTAAATTAGTTAGATCTTCCTCTAAGTCCACCTTTTTGTTGGATAAAATTGATACCTCTTTGTTCCCCTCTTCGATTTTGCTGTCAATATGATCTAACGAAGCTTCGGCAGCGTCTATTTTTACGTTAAGATCAGACAATATTTTACTTTTTTCGCTTTTTGTAGTCCCAAACTCAACCCCTAATTGATTGATTTCGGCTTGCTTTTGTCGTATCTGACCATCTAATAGGATTTTCTGGTCATTAAATTTTTTAACACTCTCGTCGAGATCGGTTTTTTTCTCTTGATATATTTTATCTAATTCAGCAGTCCGTTTATCGTAACCATCTAAGATAGACTTATGGTTGATTAATTTAGCCCTAAGAGTGATACACTCCTGGGATAGTTTGCTTTTCTCGTCTTCGAGTTTAGATATCTCACTTTCAAGAGACTCTGCCCGCTCGACTAACTCTTTAAGCCCGCTTAGGTCGGACATCTTTGTCCTTTACTGGTGCAACTTCATCTTTAATCTCATCTTCTGTTACATCAAAGGTCGAAACCACTGGCTCAACAGTTACGTTTTGAACAATATCGTCAATACCTACGACTAATTTATCGTAATAGGTCTTTCTAAAGCCTTCCTCGTTCCAGTGAATAAAATCACCATTGTCGACAGCCATCTTTGTTGAAAGTTTATATACAAACATCCAAGCAATATAACCAGGCATTTTCGCCATTCTACCGGCTTCGACTATGTAGTCTTTGTTATATACCTTAAAAGTAAAGTCATCCTTTGTGGGATTCACGACGGTTACTTGTTGATCTTCTGTCCATCCGAACTCTTTTGGATTCATGCTTTCTCCTTTATTAAGAACAGTCCCAAAAAGGAAACTGTGCAGTTGTTAAGAACATTATACTATATAAACCAGACAAACAAAATAGTCTTACCATAAGCAAGACTATTTTTGTGTGGCCTAATTATATAGCGGATACAACGTTACCATCGGGAGTCAAAGGATACCAACTGCAAATATAGTATATATTCCCTGCTGTAATATTGGCCGTTGCTACGGTTTCAATTACATTCTGAGATACTATTTTTTCTGTTGCTACCGATGACAACTCAATTGAAGCATCTGGTGTGGCATCATGCCATATTTCATTAGCGTCAATAGCAGTTGCGGTTGTTTGGGCAATTAATCCTGCGGTAGATAGAGCTGTACCAACTTCTAGGGTAGCACTATCACCTACTAAACTAACTGTACATATTCCAAACAGTTTCATCATGACCGTACCTGTAACCGTAAACAATGTCAACGGATTACCAGTACCATCATAATCACCTCTACCGTTGGCTGTACCGCCCACAAAGGCTGTGGGGGTACACTTCACTGGAATCATCCAGTTAGGATTTACCATTGGCGTTGCGTTATCGTCTAAAGGTATTCTACCAGTCATGATAATTACCTATGTTGCCTGGATACCGATTGTAGCAGTTGCGACTCTGGCTGGAGTGCAGTTAAACACACCAGTGGCCGTAGCAATTTTAGTACACTTAGTAGCGCAAGTATCACCAGTTAGCAATACCATGCCTTCAGTTAAAGTTGCTAAACTTATTGCCACAGCAGGAGCAGATCCTAGTGGATTAGCAACGAACTGACAGTCATGAAATTCCATAACTCGTTCAATATCGGTTGCTCCACCTTTAATCATAGCAGTTGTCGTGCCACCGGCATTTTTCCAAAACCTACATCGGTCAAAGTAAACGTCGCGCGACACCTTTCCATCTGCAACAGTATTTTCTGTCAATAGAACTGCTGGTCGTACTTTGTCACCCGTGACAGAGTCAGCAAGTGAACCAAATGTACAATCAACAAACTGCGCAGAGTCACCATTTAAAACAACTTCTGCGTGGGTATCTGAAGTTAGTTTAGCGGAATTATAGAACTCACAATTTTGATATAAGGCATATTCACCGCCCTCACCGACGGTCGCGACGGCTTGAGTTAGGGTATTGCCACTATCAAACTTGATATTGATAAACGAGTTACCAACACCTGTGTTTTTAAGCAGGAAAACGTCGGTCGTAGCCGTAGTCACGCCCATAGTTATCCTGGCTCGTTGACCATATTTTCTAGCTCCGATACCAGTTCCGATAAAGTGAACCCTGTTCTTGCTAATAGTCAACATTGATGTTTGAGCATGAGCAGAGTACGCGCTAAGCAATATAACATCGTTATTATTAGAAGTAACCATATCGTAAGCTTTTGCAATAGTTTTAAATGCAGTATTGGCAGTTTTTCCGTCATCGGTATCGCTACCGTTGTCTGCATCTACCCAATAAACATTACCAACGGTTAATATACCGTAATTGGCAATTTCACTAGGTAAAATCTTGAATCCCTGGTTAAGTCCGGGAACGACTGTGTTTAATTCTGGCATATTAACTCCTTTAGTCCATCATTAAGAATGCACTACGGTATTCAGTGTCAACTAGTGCCTCGGAAGCTACACCTACAACCGGCTCTGCAACTGCATCGACAGCTTCAACAGCTCCGACAGTGCTTGAACCAATAGTAAGGATTGCGCCTTTAGTAACTGCTTCATCAGCAAGTACGGCACATTCGCCACGGGTTTGTAACCAGCAGTAGTAACTTGCTGTTACAGCAATATTGTTGACACCAACTGGTTGGTCGGCTTGATCGGCAATCGAGATTATAACGTTGTCGTAAGTATTATACTTTAATGTCACTTCGCTCGAAGTCGTTAGAGCTACTGCAATCGGTTCGTCTAATGTTACTCGGATCGTACCAGCAGAATCAGCAGCCATGTTTCCGTTAATGAGGTAATTAATACCTTCACCAGTAGCGTCATTAACAACTAGCAAGCCGTCTCGATATTGGTCAAGAGTAGCAGCAGTTGCGCCAAGAGTAGCAGTAACCTCTGTTGCGCCAACCGCTACGGCAGCAGCGACAGCACAGTTAGTATGGTTAGCAATTAAGTCGGCATTGATATTTAATTTTCCAGCATCAAGAGCGACTGCAGCAGCTCGACTGTAGCGATATACTCGCCCATCGGCTGTTTCAGCGATTGATCCGATTTGATGTAGGCGCGTAGAACTTAATTTACGTGCGTCTTGGTTTGTGAGTGAAAGTCTTTGTGTAAGCATTTTATTCCCCTTATACGCCAGCTATGCCGGTTAAGACACCTGATCGTACTGGATTACGGTTAATAAAGTTACCATAGACTATGATGTGTCCGATATCGCCTAATTGGTTGTAAGGGTTCATCATTTCAGTAATTTGGAATGCACTTGGAGCAGGTTCGCCGCTAAAGACACCCTTAGTTACTTCATTACTTACACTGACAGCCTTCATTTGTGGGAAGTCAAGTCGTGCAAAGTCTATGCTATTTTCGTTTAATGTATACATCTTTCCACTGCCAATCTTTTCGTCTTTGACAATAGGAACACCGCGATGGAAGATAGCTGTAAAGCCACTAGCACCACCAAGTTCAGATGCTTTAACTGCACCACCGTTAGGTGTGTAAGCCGATACATAGGTAGGAACATTGTTGTACATTTCGCGAGTCTTAGGATCGAGAAGTTTTTCAACGTATCCCCAGATCGTTTTAGTCGTTAATGCAATCGTTGTACCTTCTGAACTATTAGCAGGAGTACAAGCATCGAATTGAGTTCCGATACCAGCAAGCGTTAATGTTGCAAGAGTATTAGATTGACCGTTAATAACTGTTCCATAGGTTGTTCGCGAAAGCGTACCGTAGGTTGAACTTAATGCACTGTCGTCAGTCATCAAGTCTAGGCCTTCGATTGCATCACCAGCACCTAAACCGGTAAGAGTCGTAGCAATTTTGTCTTTCAAAGCGTTCTTAGCAACGTCCATCTTGCGACCAACAAGCTTAATAATTCCAGCTTTGGTATTGTTGTGAGCGATTTCGGCCCAAGGAATAACGATTGATTGTCGTTTACCTTTTGCTAACCATTTAAGATTTTGGTCAGTGTTTTGAGCGGAGACATCAAAAACTGGCATACCGACGAAGTCGCCACCATTGTTGTTCTCCTCTGTTTGTATTGGCTGTTGTAGGTATTGACCTTCGTCCCACTCGACTGGTCGAGTCAAGAAACGAGCTGGTAATACGCTACCGTTGTGGATACCATCAACAACATAAGGCGCTAGGCTTTGTGCAGTTGTGGTAAGAATTCCTGCGTAATCCATTATAATTACTCCGTTTAAGTTATTATCGGCAAAAACGTTTTAACCCAAAAGAGAATTTAAGCATGAAAAAACGCCCTCTCAGGTAGGACGTTAATTCCGTTGTTTTTATTATACCACAAAACTATGTAATACAAATACTATTTTATCAGGCCCATTCTAGCGATTGCTTCGTTAGCGGTCCTGGCACCACCTTTATAGACTGGTAATCCATTGGTCGCCGGCGCACTAGAGCCGCCAACTATGCTGCCACGTTTCTTAGCTAGTTCTTTGTCATCTTTGGCTTTTTGCGCCTGAGCGTCTTTTGTTTCTTTGAGTTCTAGTTTGTCAAGAGCGTCTTCAAAGCTTTGGATCAATGGTCGGCCTTCTTTAATCCGCTTGTCGTTTTCCTCAGCCATATACGAAAAGACCTTATTGACACGTTCGCTTGGCTTACCATCGGTAGTAATTTCAAGTCGTTTCTCACCTTGAAGTGATTGGATTTCTTTCTCCCAACCTTCTTGTATAGCGGCCATCTTATTAGATTTTTCTGTTTCGGCTATCTTGTCGGATTGCTCCTTGTCATACTGTGCCTTTTGAGATTTTAACTCACGAACTTGCTCTAATATTGCAAATACTTGCCCGTTACTCTTAGGCTCAAAGTTCTCTAATACAGACTCTAGATTATCGTCTGGCTTAATGATAAATTCCTCGCCGTTAGCGTCAGCCACTTTCAATTCAAACGTTGGCGCGTCTTGGGCAGTAGGTTGAGTATCAACCGGTTTATCTGGAGTTTCAACTACTGGTGGAATAGCTGGCTTATCCTCAGTGTCGTTTGGTTTATTTTCCACCTCGTCGCCTGAGGTATCTTCAATATCTTGTTTCTCTTCCACCTTAGGTGCTTGCGGAAGGTGAAGTATTTTAGCTACTTCTTCCGATGTAGTAGATTCGGCTACATTATCGTTAGTATTATCAGGTGCTTGATCTACCGATTCTATCGGAGTTCCATCTTCGTTCATGCTTATTCTCCTTAGTTACTATTTACATTATACCTTATTTTACAGGCATTTGTGTCATTTTAGCTTGTTGAGCAGCTAAGGCTTGGTCTTGCTGGTTGAGTTGGTCAGTCTGTTGATTAGCCATATTGACTTCTTCTGGGGTTGGCAGTTGAGTTTCTGCCATACCTAACATCTTTTCGCCGCGAGCTAATTGTACATCAATAAATTGAGCTATTGCTTGCTTAATTGCAGGCTCGATACTAGGATTGTCTAAATCGCCACTTAATATGTATTTATTCAAGTGATCAAAGTAGTCTTTAGGTAAACTATCGCGGAATTTAGGTTGTTCACCACGTTTGATTAATTCAATATCAACAAACGCGTCTCGGTTAAATACTCCGTCCTGAGTTTCTTTCATGAACGACGCTGGATCAGCAGTATACTCAACTACACGTTTAGCATACTTCTCGGCGTTAGCTTCGTCCATAATCTCCCAATAGGTAAGCGGATCAATCATTTGATAACTAGCGGCTTTATCGGCTGTCTGACGGCGTTGTGCGCGGTCTATTGGCATTGAAGTACCTGACTTTACGCGTATCTTTGCGCGAGTATCTATGTTATCGCTGTGAATTAAGACGTAGTCATATTGACCGTTTTCACCAATAAACTCAAATAATTCTTCCTCATTTCCGTAAATAAGTAGAAATTGAGCCATTAACTTATATAGTCTGTCAGCAGCGTTATCAATCGCGTCAACAATTTCTTGTTGCCTACCAAAAGCTTGGTCTCTCACTAAGACATCTTGTCCCAGGGTATTAGCGTTAGATTGTTCGCCTCGGAATACGTTAGGAGTGCCGAATGCGTTATCTATGGCATTACGCGAGTCAAGTTTATCCTCATAGACTGAACTAGGTAACTGCCCAGCTTTCCAAACATCGAACACATCGCCAATATTTTTCCCATCTGGCACTTCAAGTTCTAGCACTGTATCCTCGTCAAATGACAAGTATTGAGACTGGTCATCAGCTAGTGCAGCCGAATCCACGACTGGCATACCGGTATTTCCTAAACCAGCACTCTTGTCAATTTGCTCACTGCGTTTGTTGACATTTTTTTGCGATAGTTTAGCTTGCTCGACAAATGATGTCTTATCAATATATGTTCGCCCATCAGATAGGACATTGACAAAGACCAACGGCATCATATGTTGCTTTAAGAAGTTCTGACCTTCATAATTCCAGTTAGGGTCGCGCATCTTGCCTAGGATGTTCTTGTTGTAGCTCCAAGTAACAACAATGTCTAGTCCATCTTCACCAGCAACAAAGCACCAGTCCTCATTAATAACATGACTTTTTTCTAATTCATACTCACTAGTATTATCATCAATGTTAAATATCTTATATATACGTTCCTTCATATCGGGGAACATTATTAGCAAATCTTTAGTAGTTTTATCGAGTAAATGCCTAAAGTATCGTGGTTCTTCGTATGGTTTAGACTTATGGTCTATAATTATCGACTCAGCCGGCACATATTCAATCGAGCAAAAGTTACCTGTTGCTCCATCGTAGCGTGGTTTAAGATATCCCCTACGTCGAATAATAGCGTCTTCAAGAGCAAATTTTATCTTATCTCGGACTTTTTCGTCATCGGCCTTGTAATATAAAGCTTTCTCAAAGTCCTCGGCAAATTTCTTAGCTGATTCTGCGTTAGAACTTGGTATAACCTGAGGCTCAGTTATTCTGCTCGTAACATAAGGCACGATCGTCCTTACTGAACTAAAAATGCGGTTATCTAAGCAACGATTTGACGAATCGTCTTCAAGCTCTTTAGTTCCTAAATAAATTTCTTCGTTCTCTTTGGTTTTAGCTTCTAGTTTATACTTAGAATCCCAAAAACTTTTAGATTCACTGATTTTATTATCAAGTGAGGCTACCCAGTCATCGTCGTTGGGTTCGTAGGTAAATATTGATGATTGTGGTTTAGTTTGATTATCTTTCATAAATAAAAACTCTTGGCTTAGTGCCAAGAGCCGTTAATGCTGCTTGGCACTATTATAACACACTACAACTTTCTTTTTACTTGTTCTATTTCAGATTTTGTAAATACTTTTTCGGCTTGTGATGGATATAGCCTATAAAACTCTGGTCGTGGGTTGCCGCCAGCGTCATATGGTTGCACAGTATCTTGCGCATTATCCTCGTAGTCTCTGCGTCGATTATATCCCTGTAAACCAGAACTTATGGATACCGAACTTATCGATGCTAGACATGATTTACATATCTCAGGGTAATAAACACCGTCAACTACTGCACTAACAGTATTATTCTGACCGCATTGACACGTCATTATTTTGAGCTTCCTTGATGTCTTTGAGCTTCTTTGGCATTATTTTTACAACATGACCGCCTTTTTTAGATGGAATCTTCGGGTCGTATTCAGCTGGTATTGTAACCTTAACTACTCGTCCTCGATTATGCATAGACACATCATGTTCAACAACTTCCTCGTTTGATTTCGATGATTTTGGGCGCAGCCAATCTGCTAGTCTTATTCTAAAATCAAGTATTATACTTTTCAAACTTTTACTCGGACTAAATACTGGCATACCATTATAATATATGTTTCTAAATCCTAATTTATTTTTTATTGGCTTCATCTTGAACTTCCTCGGTTATTACTGTGCCAGTAGTTAGTAATGCACCAGCAACACTAAATGAGTTTTCCACAGTCTGCAACACTACTTTAGTAGCGTCAACTATACCAGATTTTAGAAGATCAATCGGTTCTTTAGTCATATTACGTAAATTGAAGCCTTTTCCATAGCCAGCGTTAAGCACTTGATTCATGCGATAACCACCATCTTCTGCGGCATTATTCATCAAAAGTTTGAATAGCCCACGCAGCGAGTCTCGAATAAAAGGATCGACATCTAATTCACTAGCGAATAATAATGTTGTCGCACCGCCAGCTACTACTCCACTAGATAGAGCAGATTTACAAGCTTCTACCGCGTCTTCTACTCTAAAGAATAGTTCCTCTTTCTCAACATCAGTTGCAGCCCCGACTTTAATAATAGAAACCTTACCGGCTAACTTGGCTAGTCTGGTCTCAAGGACTTCCTGTAAGACAGGTGTCATGTCGCCTTTCATCTGTTGGCGGATCGTCCCAATGCGATCTTGTATGGCCTCAGTCAAGCTAATATCACAGGGAACTTGCCTGACTGTCTCTATGTTTTTAATCGTGCCATCGTCTAGTTTTACCTCGGTAGTTACTGACTCGTTTACTATACGAGTAATACTGGATCGACCAAATAGTATTGCTTTATCGCGCGATATCCTCGAACGTTCGACAGACCCAAAGTCATCTAGTGTAACACCACTAAAGCTGTCCGATTCCAGCCATAATCTAGCACCTGTGTATATAGCAATATCCTCGAAGTAATCATGACCGTCGGCACCATAGGCAACAGGTGGGATAATAAGACCATCTGCTTTCTGGTTTTGTATTGCCCATACTAGAGTTTCTAGGGCCGCACCGGCTACATCACCAATAATGACGAATTGTTTTTGAGACTTTTGCGCCAGTTCTAATATAGGTGTTATATCCGCTTTGGCGGCCATTCTCTTTTGCGTAACAAATACAATCGGTTGTTCAAATTCGACAGTCGTTGCTAGGTTTTTAAATCCCGATCCGAATAGGTATCCCGTTACCTTCTCAACTTCTACGTGAGGCGCATTATGATATTCGATTGTTACTGCTCCGTCTGATCCTATATCGTAGACAAGATCACTAATCATCTTACCTAGGTTGTCATCGCCACTTGAGATTGTAGCCACCTGATTGAGTTTAGATTTATCACACTCGATACTCTTGGACTTTACGAACTCAACCACTTTTAGTCTATCCTTATCAAGTTGTTTTTTCACTAGCATAGCGTCTTGGCCGGACACTACTCGTTGATAACCTGACTTATATAGTTCAGATAGTAACACAACAGTGGCAGTCGTTCCATCTCCGGCAGTCTTGTTGGTCTTTTCGCTTGCTTGATAGACAAGTTTGGCTGCTTCGGTAGCAATAGGGTCTTTGAGTTTATTGCCATGACCGGCTATATCTCTAGCGACAGTAACACCGTCGCGTGTGAGTATAGGGTGAACATATCGCTTCTTAATTAATACGTTGCGACCACCAGGGCCATAAGTTGAGCTTATTGCGTCGCACATAGTATCAATGCCCAGTCTTATAGACTTATGAGCATCGCTACCAAATGTCGTTACTTTAGTCGTATCTTGATTCATTGTTTAATTTCCTTCGCCTTGAATAAGGGCTTACCTGTTAATTTATCGACTATTTCTACCTTCATTGTATCTAGGTGGACTACATCACCGTTTCCTAAAACCGCCATAAGATTTGCTAAGTATATTTTATTGCTAGGTTTTTTTGGCTTTACGACAACCTTACGGACTTTTTTATTTGTCATCTTTTACTCCGATAATATCCCACCAGTAAATTAGCGCATACTTCTTGCCGTTTTCTTCAAATACAGTGCCAGCTTCATGACCTTCGTTCCATATGATACGTTTACCTATTAACTTAGATATCTCCTCGTTGACCTCTTCTAAGCTAGCAATATAATCGGGTGTCTCAATTAAAAGTCCGCCTTCTATAATTTTTCCCTCTCGGTAGACTTCGCCGCCAATATTTCCGTCAGAGCTTTTGCCCCACTCAGCGTCTTGGTCATCTATTTCTACTAAAACTTTATTTATATATGGTTTGTACATTTTTTACCTTTCTTTACATCATTAGTGTGTCCAACATGGAATGTCTGACAATATTTACATCTATATACGTGTAGCGATGTCTCCTTTCTATTTCTTATTAGATTTATCATGCTCTTCTCGGCTTCTCGGTATGTGCGATACTGCTTTTTACCGTTGCACGACGAGCCTTCGGTGATTATCATGCCATGATGCTCCAGCGTTGTTTACAGTAATGAAACTTGCACCATACCTCCATCGGCCCAAGTCGGTTGGGGTCTAATATTTCGGTTGGCATCGTATTATCTGAAACAAGCTTTACCCTATCGGATATGCTATAAAATGCCTTTCCACATTCCATGCAGTAAACGTCGCGCAATCTTTTAACTGGTTCAGGTATCATGAATATAGACTGTGGTTGCATATACAGAGGAATACCTACATTAGCACTCATTTTCGTGCTAAGTGCAACTACTATGGAATACTTTTGCGAGCATTTTCTACACACACAAGGAATAGAACCGTCTGCACCGACATGAGCTATCTCTGGCATATCATTTGAACCTACCCGAAGCATTTTCTCGTTATTACGTTCAATGATTGGTTCGCCACACTCAATGCAGTGCATGGTTTTATAGCGAAGTCCAGTTATAGAACCTAACGATAAAGGTATTGATATATTAGCGTGGGGTGCGATTTTTGGCATACGCCCTCCTAAAATCTAAGTTTAATCTCATTGACCCATCTGGGTTAAATTGAACAGGCACACCGCTTCTATGGCTGTTTATCGTCTTAATAACTTTGCCACCTACCGATTCTTTATTCATAAACGATTCTAGCGCGTACCTGGCAGGGTCTAGTAAGTGATTATCTACATCAGGAGCCTCGTTAATGAACTTTCCGGTCAGTCTATCGGTCAGCCATATATATCTTTCGTATTCCTTTTTCAAGTTCAAACTACGCTTAGTGGCAGATATCGGATTAGATTGAATAAAGTCAATACCGTTATTAACCGAATCTGTCCCTTTGACCGCAGGGACTATATTAATCCCTAGAACTTTGAGTCTCGCTATACTTTTAGGTTCAGAACTATCAGCAACCACTAGCTTATCTGGTTCATTCAATGACTTTATAAACTCGGCAATATCCTCGTTTGACATCCCGTATTGGTAACATCTCTCGTCAAATATAAACCCACCATTATACTTATAAACATCTATAATTCCGGTAGGATCGTTAGTAAACCCAAAATCTAGTCCTCGCTTAACTAGTTTAGCTTCAAATGGTATATCGTCTATCCAATTCCAACCTGTGAATATTCGGCCTTCTATCTCACCCAATTGTCCGAGACCGTATACCAACCACCACATCTTGTTATTTCTGTGTGCTTCGATTCTTTGGATAGTAGTGTCATCTAACGCTTCGTTATCCATATAAGTAAGGGTGATGAAATCATACTTATCTTTATATGATTCGTTGTTAATAATCTCAGTATATGCCCAATACTCCGACGATGGATTCCAGTCTACCCAGATAGTCTCTCTAGTTCTTACCATAAGGTGATCAGCAATCGGCCAAGGTATGTTATTACCCTCGTTAATAAATAATATATCCCTTCTTGGACCATGAGCCTTTGACGGAGCATCAGCCGAGAAGAAATGTATTTTAGTACCAGTTTCAAACGTGTAGGTAGTTAGTGTTTTATTCCACAGGCTATCTTTCCAATAGCCTTGACCACGCATAATATTCTCAAAGTCGAGCATAGCTCCACCTCTCATGTGTGGCATAGTCTCTGACACTACGTCAATCAGTAAGTTATGACGTGATTGGGCCTCATCTATTAGAACTTGAAGTATACCAATAGTCTTACTAGCCGATGTACCACCAGCTACCAGGCGTATGCTACGACGCAGTTCAAGTAGTTTGTGAGTAGCGGTTGTTGGTATGTATTTCATTTGACAATTCTTATATAAGGCCGTACTTTTGTTATCAAATAATATTATTATGCAATATTTTAACCTGTTATGATGTCAATACCATCATCACGTGGTTTATCGTGTTGTGATAAGCCACCTAGTATTGGTGTTGGTAAATCTTTACCATTAGTTGTCATATCCAGCCTATCACCATAGACTTTAGGCTTCATCTTGGCCATTAACCATTTACGTGTATCCACTCTAAGCCTAGACCTTGCTAACACTTCTTTATCTGGAATCTTGTAAGTTGACCCATCTTTGCGTTCAACTTCCATCCAGTCATTTGTGCCATCGTCAGCTATATCTAATATATCCTCGGCCATAGCGTCGGCTGATTCCTGTTTCGCACGCGCGTATTGCTCCGAGAACTGCTTATTTTCTCTCAACCATTTAAAAACAGAGGACATAGCTGGCATATTATTCTCTGCGCATACAGTTCTCATTGAGTAGCCTAAGGCTAATTGCTCACAAATACTATCAGCTAGTTCTTGTGAGAAAAGAGTAGGTCTACCGCTTTTATTCATAGACTTATTATAGCATAAGAAATTTAGTCATCAATAGTGATTGCAATTATGAAAGTTAGAAATGCCCATATGTTTAATGGACATCCTAGTATAATCCAGATTATCAACCATATTATTGTCATCGTTCTGTGCGTCTCTTAATATCTAATTTAATATTCGAGAGTGTTTTATCATATTCGTATCCTATTTTAAACTTATCTAGTGTACTCATCTATTCCTTTGTTAAGTTTATCGTGTAGACCTGAGTTGCCAGCGAGCGCTATGGATAGTTTTTAAACTTAGGCAACTACTATATTATACTATTTTTTTAGCTCTACGACTAGCTCTGCCCTTGTTCCCGGCTACTTTTGCGAGTTCTGGGTTAAGTGCAAAACCCGTCTTATAATTTCCTTTTTTCCTGGACATAGCGCCCATTTTCTTATAATAATCTGGGTCTCTTGCTAGTAATTTAGCTTTGGCTTTGTGTCCGCCTTCTACTGTATTCATCTATTTTTCCTCAATTAAGTAATATTTCCATGTTCCTGTTGCTTTGCCTCGAAAGTATTGTCTCTCGGCATAAATGTTATAACCTTCGTTTCTTAAATCACCAATCCTGGCCGAGTATCTCAAAATATGTAACCTATTAGCTATAAAGTGGTTGGTAATTCCCCAGATTTTGTGCTTTTTAAGCTCTTTTAATAATCTGCCACATTGAGATAAGTTATTCATTGTCAAACTCCTTGTCGTCGATAGTTTTTTCTGCTTCGTCGATTAAATCGTTAAATTGGCTCTGCTGGGATAGTAACCACTGTGCGTCATCATAGGTAGATAAGTCATATCCGGCCGACTCAATAACTTCTAGGATTGATACACTCATTTTGATACCACCGAAATCATATTGCGATGATCTGAAATTACTTGCTTTAGTTCTTTATCTACGAATTGTTTAATGTAGCCCATTTTATGCTTATACTCGTATATCCTGCGTCGAGCCATCATCTCGGCGTAAGTTGGTGCGCTCATATAATCGTATTTAATTGCTACTGGTATCCTTGAATAACTTGGTTGGTAATTTATCTTCATATAACCCTTTCATTGATTATACCCCTATTGTAGCACGAGCCTATTGATTAGTCAATACGATCATTTTCCAAACACCTCCTTTAACTTAACTCGTTGCTCGGCTCGTAAATCATTACGTCTTATTTCTAATGACCTTATTTGATAGGGGTCGGCTTTTATTAGCCTTTCATCTTCCCCAATCACTCCCAGCATTAGTTCATAGAGTTGGTCTTTGGCTTCCTTTTGAGTTAAACAATCGCCTTTTATTGCCGAGCCGATAGGGGTTGATAAAAAGTTTTCTAGCTCATTGAATATCTCGTCTATTGTTTGACTCATTTATTTAGTTTCCTTTCGGTGAACCCTAGCTTTAATTATTGCTAGTTCACCATTATCAAAATGTATATTGTCTAGCATAAACATATATTCATCTTCTATTTTCTTATCGCAATAGTCGTCTATTAGTTGCATAATATCTCTAGTGCAATGTTCTAAAAATAAGTCGTGTTTTTGCAATAATTCTGCCCTAAACATCCAGTCATCTGCTTCTGCATTATCTAAGACTATGTATTTTATCTTTTCTTTTAATTCATCTCTCATAAAATAAATCCTTTATCCAGCGTGAAAACTGGAACAAATTATTATATTTTTTTCATATTCTGGGCTAGCAGTTACTATTAGGTTCGCCTTAGTCTGTGAAAATTTTACCCATTCGCCATCGTCCTCTTTTTCTGTAACTTCATTATTACTATAGCCCCATGAACTAACTGGGTTAATTTTTCTTGCCTCTTGTTCTGAGCTGGCTATAACAACAAAGTCACTAAACGTATCGTAACCGCCACCGCCATCAGTTCGTTCTACATGATATATATTCATACTTACTTACCCTCCTTTAATTCTTGGATACGTTCCTGAATTGTCTGCCATTCACCACCTGCCATAGTTTGTGCAAGCTGGTGTCCATATTGAAGTTGTATATGACCAAGTTCAATTATGACTGCCGTGTTTACTGCCTCAGTTATTAACTGTTTGATAGATTGCATAACATTTTTGGCAGAGGTTCTAATTGCTTCGTTGCGTTGTGCGATTGTGTATCTACCGAAATGGACTGCACTCTGATGTTGACCACAAATATCACCATATAAGTGAACTTGCTTTCGTATCTCATCTAGTCTTTTATCTAAATCACTCATAATTTGCCTCTCAATTCTTCGATACGGTTTTGTGCCATTGTTTTAATATAAATTACGGCATCTAATGAATTACCGTTTGCCACTAAAACATCCATACTAATATTGAATGGTCTTAACTCATCCAGTATTAAGTTTTTAATTTCCTGCTTTGCTTCATCCCATCCGAACTCTGCTTCTTGAGTAAGAATAAATGCCTTTAATATTTCGTATATTTTTTCGTCAGTGTTCATAGTGATACCTCTAGTTTCTTTTGATAAAGTTTTGAGAAGTTATCTATGGTTTCTTTATATTTTCCTATAGGCATTAAATCTTGGTTATTTTCCCATTTAATATATGTTAGTCGTGAAACCCCTATCATAACTGCAACTTCTGCTTGAGTTATCATTAGATAATCACGTATCGGCTTAATGTCGTAAATAACTTTCACATTTCCTAAATAGATGTCCATTACGCTTTTTTGGTTATCTATAAGACCACACCATAAGCAAATATGGTTATCAAAACAATGTTCACATTTGTCTAGTGTAGGGGTCATAATTTTCCTTTCGCTATATCTTTAGCCGTCTTACGCAACTGTTTTAATAATGGCTTTTTCTTTAGTTTAATATCTGGTATAGGTTCATCTTTAATCGCTTTGACGAACTCTATCAATGTAGGGACACCGAACTCTAACCCCATATCATTAGCTTCTTTACCACTACCCCAAACTGATGCATATTTATCTAATGCTCTTTTCCAACTGTCTGGCAATCGACATATATTACAATCGCACTTTGGCTCATCTAGCGTAGGGTTACTGGTTTGGGGTGTCATAACTTAAACCTCTCCTTTTAATTCTTTAATACGGTCGTGTAATTCACTGTCGTATGGGTCTATAAATATTCCGGCGTGTTTTGCACTTCTAGACTTGACCCATTCTAGTTCTTCTATCCTTGCCTCAGTTATTAACTGCTTGATGGATTGTGTCACTCCTGTGACTATCTTAGACGGACTGACTATTGCTTTGGGTTCAAGCAAATATACTCTGTCTAGCAAATTGTCTATCTTTTCATCTAAACTTAGGTTGTCTTTGGTCATAATTCAATCCTCCTCCCAATGTTGTTCTTCTGCTATTTTTCTAATCTCAGCAAAAAATCGTTTTACATCTTCCTCGTGATATGCAAGTGGAGTAGCATATATAGCATATAGTGGCATCTTTGTGTCTTGGCTAACCACTTGAACATCAGCGTGTTTATGTTGGTCATACCAATCTTTAACGAGTTTTGCGTCATACTCTTGACGGCTAATAGTTTTAACAGTGTAGTTTAGTGTATCTGTGCTACCAAACTCATCAATATAGGCAATATCTGTTTCTACTGGAACTGGTATTTTAACATCGTCACTCATTCCTTTATACCAATACCTTTCTTTTGGTTAGATGGGGTGTTAGTCATAGACTTTCCTCTGGTTTACCAGCGTCTAACCATGCTTGATATTCTGCCTCTAATTCTTCCAGGTTCTTGCTCATCCTAGTTCTCCTCAAATATGTGTATTTCATCATACTTCTTAATATGTTCTATTGCTTTTTCGGCATCTTTACACCCCATTATCGCCATACCATGCAACATACCAATATCAGATTTTGTTAATATAACATCTAGCGGATAACCATATTCTTTTCTAAGAGTAATTTTCAAGGTATCATCTTGTTTGCCTAGGTCAACTCTTGCTTTATCTAACTGGTGTGGACGCCAATATAAATTACTACTCATCATTTCTGTCCTTTCTTTTGTAATAGGTTAGGGTGTTCATAACTAATTCCTTGTTTAATATATTCTTGGATTATTTTATTAGCTGTAGTAAGCCCGCTTAACCTAGAATAAGTTACAATTTTGCCACTAGCATAATTTTTTATCATCTCAATTTGAATAGGTAAAAGTTCTATCCCAAACTGTTCTTTGGCAAATATCTCAATATCGCTCTTACCATTTACTCTGCTTATCGCTTTAGAGGTTGTCATAATTAAACTTCTTTCAAATCTTTAAGTGCTTTAGTTAGTTCTTTAGTAACTTGGTACTCTTTACCACCAATGTTTATTGTCTCCGGTCGGTTTTTTGCCTCTACGTCGATTCCTGTAATCTCTTTAAAAATAGTTGCGTCGAAGTTTGGCAGATTTAACACTTTCTGCCTGTCTTCTTCGTCAGTATCACGCCAGTAATTAGCCCAGGCTTCTTCCCAAGTAAATGTTTTTAAATATCCACCCATTACAGAGAAGTTTGGCTCTGCTTTCTTCTCTTCGTCTGTCATTTCTAATCCAGATATCCATTTAGTTAGATAGAACTCATAAAAATCAGGGTGATCAATGTTTTCCCACTTTAGACCTGTTTCTTTATTGAATATCCGCACTGTTGGCTCAGTTGAGCAGAAAATACCAGCACTTCTATTAGTCGAATTACCGTAGCCACTATTCCAGTTGCCACTATTCCGGTAGCCACTATTACTGTCACCACTATTCCGGTCACCACTATTCCAGTTACCACTATTCCAGTAGCCACTATTCCGGTCACCACTATTTTCTATACGTGTATTATGCTTAATATCTTTTGACATGATTTTTTCTCCTTATTATTTAACTAGTCTACCCTTACAATTATAGTTTCGCCATTTTCTCGCTGTTGTTCTAGCGCCTCATCTAATATAGCCTGACCATCGGCAACTGTTTCGGCTTTTTGTATCCTCTCCGCTAAATCGTAGGTGTCAATCATTTTGCTCGTCTCCTATATTCACGCAACCGCGCGGCGTGTGTCCTCCTACATAGCCATTCGTTTTGGCACCACTCTATTCGTCTATCAAAATAGTTCCCCAATTGCCACGATATTATACATACACCAATAGATAATAGAGTCAATATGTCATGGTGATAGGCTATGAAAAATATTATAGATATAGCAGCGACAATACCGACTAATCCACATAATAATTCTAATCTCTCATAATGTCTTATCATTTTGTTATATCTCATAGCGCTACCTATCCGGAGACGTTGCCCATCTATCGTACGCCTTTTTTTCGTTTTCAATCCTAGGTTCTAGTTCAGTCTCCACTAAGAATTCTGAGTGGCTAATACGTTCATATAACCGGTGATTTTCCTGTTGCAATTCATCAATTTGACGTCTTAACTGTCTGTTTTCCTCTTCTAATCGTTCTCGTTCCATTTATTTATCTCCATTAGTTGTAAATATACTTAGTATGGTTGATGCCAAGTGGTCCGAAATACCACCAGACTTAACTAGCGATTGGATTACCTTAAATGTTTGCTCATCCTGCCACTTTTTCTTTAGTGTGAGGATTGCCTGCTTGGCTTTAGTCTTTGCTATTTCTTTCCCATCTAAATGACTACTAACTATATATTGTTCAAATAGTTTATCTAACATATCATCTATTTCGTCTTTATTGTTCATTTAAAAGCTCCTCCTTTTGTTTATTGAGTTCGGATAGACGATTCGACCTGTAGTCTTCAACGTGGTCGTTATATTGGAATATAGTAGTATTGGGTGAATATATTGATAAGTCAAAGTTTCTTACTTCTTCAATCTTCGCATCAATCTTTGCTAGTTCGAGTGCTTTATTTGAATAGTGTTGGACTACTCCACCTAAGTTATCTAGTAACTCACTATCAGCATCTACCCCAAAACCGTTAAGAACTATCCTCATTGCCTCCAATAGTGGTGGTAATTCTTCAACCTGTGTATTAGTTGTCATTTTTCTGCTCACTTTCTTTATAGAAACGATTAAATGGCTGAACTGTAGCTAGCGAGGCATCCTCTTTCTCTTTTAGGTAGTCAATAAGTTGGTTTTGGTTGGCAACTAAATCATCCATAATGCCGGCTAGATATATAATTACACCACGTTCTGCCCATCTCGTATCTTCTATTTCATATTTTTCTTGGTCTATCTTGTCTGGTAAGTTCATAGGTTCATATCCCTTTCTACTTGTTTAACAAATGCATTTACAGAACGACACCTAGAACAACACAACCATTTGGGGTGTCGCTTATCGTGAAAGTTATGCCCGAATATCCAACATATTGGCGTTAAAAGTATTCTCCAGGTTGGTAAATTCATAAAGTCTTCTCCAACCAAACGCCATTCTCTAACTTATCGTTATAGTTACGTCGAGCTAGTCTTATACCGTCTAGTGAGTAGTATTCGGTAACTTCTGCGATAGGCGAATCTTTTGTGCCATCGCCGATTAGTGATTTAACTTCAATTACTTGAATAACTTTTATTTCGTTAATTGGGGTCAACCTTGTATATGGATTCATTTACTTGTCTCCTTGCTTAAAGGTTTGATCTTTTACTATATATCCACCATTTTCAACTTGTCGCCATATCTCAATAGGAATACGCCTCTTGTTTAGGCTTGTCGGGCTACACACGCCTTCTCGTTCATATTTTGGTTCTATCGTGGACTTAAACACGTCTTGTATGACTTTAGGGTATTTATGACTTACTATTTGCCAGTCTTTCACTTGTTTATCCTTTCAGTTGGTGTAAAATATGGGTGTTCTCCTTTGTGTACCTCAAATGGTATTATCTTGCCCGCCTTTGTGGTGCGTATTTCAATCCACTGCTTATCAGTAGCAATCGCCCACCAATATCCTAGTTTTTCGTCAGATGTAATGCGACTTAATCTGATAATAACTTTGCCATCTTTGTCTTTTATATCCATATTCTCCCTTTCATTTATTAGATGTAATAGTGCGGCTAGTAAGCCTTCTAGGTCTGGCTTAAGATCAGTTGCCTAGTAACACCAGTCGAGGAGTTTGGATTATCGCGTTTTCCTAAAGGGTTTGCCTGGTCTACTCCCAATCTACTTCTTACTAACCACGTTACTACATCTAATTGTTAAATTTGCTATAAAACTGATAAGCGTAATTTATTCTATTATCTTGTCGGCAAAGTCCACATCTTTCAAACTTATTCTGAAAATAAATTGTTGCTTCCTCGATGGTGGTTGATTGTTTGACTAGTCTATTCGCCTCGCTTTCGTAAGTGTTTAATTCATATAATAGAAAATCCAGTTGCGTTTGTAGGCTATATGGCTCTCCTCGCTGCATCAGAGCCGCTAACCTTCCACCGCTCCACTGCGCCAATCCTTCTCCTGAAGTCTGTAAGCCGTGTTCTTGCTGTAAGTTTCCCATTATTCCGGCAGTCTGTATTTCGGAATATCCATTATTTATAAAGAAGTTCCAAATAATACAGTCTGTGGCTTCACAGGAAGGCTTAGGTTGCGTTATAGGCTGTAAAGGTGCCAGTTGTGCCGTTTGAGCTATTGCTTGGCTTCTAGCTCGACTGTAAAAGACTTTACTTGCTCTTTCACTTGTGAGTTGATTGTGCTGTTAATCGAATTGTTAATTGTAATTCCGGCAAAGGCTCCAATACCTAGTAATACTAAAGTGGCTACAATTGCTCGTATAATTTGTTTAAGTTCGTAAGTTTTAGGTGCTTTTTTCATATAATCCTTTTTGTTTTTAATTAGTTCTATCGTGTCTTCTTGTAACTGTTCAAATGTTTCTTTCTTGCTCATTTCGACCTTTCTATCTACCGTTAATCCAGATTATATCCTGAACCCATAGTGTAATCGTTGCGACCAATATGGCTAGTATAATCGCTTTTGGTAGATACTTTTTAATTAATAATTTATATCTGAACATTTTACCCTTTCGTTAGTTACCTACGAGAACCCACCTTGACGAGATTTGAGTCTTACGTTATCGACTTTTGAGATGGATTTCACATCCTACTCTGTTGGTTAGGCTCTTGAAGGTAACTAAGTTTTTAAAATGGTGGGCGGTCGCTCTCGATAGTTTTTTCTATAGGTTATCGCTCCTATGTTATTGCTACTGGCCCTGATATTTGCGTCAACCCTTTCATTGATTGATAGCTTCAGTATAGCACGAGCGTTTAATAAAGTCAATAGGCTTAAGCTACTTTTTTTCTTTCAAGAGGCCATTATATGCCTTTTTCCACACCATCTCTGCCATTTTGCGATCTTTTTTAACGTATTGGTTAGACCGGAATACTACCTCATCGACTAATTTTTGCCCTTTAACCCTAACCTGCCATTGAACGTGTTCGTATGGATTGGCCGTAAAATAAAGGTGGCAAGCACCACATAATGTATCAGCATTGTCCAAATCAAATCTAGTTGCTTCTTTCCTGCGACCTTGAAAATGGCTTAATTGGTGCGATATAGGATCGCCTCTACCATTAAACTTAACTAATGAGCCACAACGTTGGCATTTGCCCTGCTTCAGTCGGACATACTTTGAAAAATACTCGTCGGCTTTATCAATTTTCATCTAATTTATCAATCGCCTTATCTAACATTTCTTCGTCTAATTGGTTCGTATCACAAAGTAATGGCATTATTTAGTCTCCTTATAATCTATAAATAACTTCTGAGTTAGTAAATAATCTAGTATCTCGCCGCCAGTAGTTATTATATCGTTAATGGCGTTTTCTCGGGTTTCTTCATTTAAGAACTTTACCCCAACAGTTAATGTGTCGAGGTATGGATTGTAACACCTGTAAATTCCCGTAGTAGCTTCTGGTATGAATAACGAGTAGCTATCTAATTGCTTTTTAGATACATAAGCATTAGCTTCTGTGCGACCACACTTATTATCAGTTATGATTGTTGGCTCTGTAATATCTGGAACACCCCTAAATAGAATCTGGTAGTCATCGCCTAATGGTAGAATAACAGCATACTTAACCTGAACGCGCGGATTGTCTAACTTCCCACCGCCGAGCTCTTTTGGTAATTCGCCAGTTTCTTCAATATACTTGTTCCATTTCTGGTCATAAAGTTTACCTAGTTCCATAGCTGGAGTAGCCGGAAATGGTTTGCCTAGATATGTAGCAATAGCTTCTTCATACTTTCCGGCCTGCCACTGACTTATAATCGAGTAACTTAATTTCAATGTTTTTTTCATTTAAGCGTTATTCTGATTGAAGTTCCGCGACTAGGATTGACTTCAATTCCCTTAGGTAGCTTCTGTGTTTTTTCAAGTTCTGCGTCAATCGCTTTGGTGTCTAGACTTTCGACAATTTTTAGAAATTTTTTATTAACCGGAATATCAGGGTTTCTTACATATACATTACCAGTTGATGAGCGAGTAATTTTATAGCCTTTTCCTACGATAGTCTGCCAGTCATTACCATATAGTTGCCTTGCTTTTGAGTCGATAAAACCTTTTGCGATTGACTCGATAGTATCTAGTTTTTCTAATGCTTCTTCAAGGTCTTTTTTAGCGCGCTTAACTTCACATAAATTGCCAAACATCTGATCGTTATCGTTTAAGTTGATGGCCTCGTTAATAGTCTTGGCTAACTCTTCTTCGTTGATTTCGTAATTTAGAGTTATCATTTTACTTCTTCCACTGTAAGTTCTTTACTTAATTTTTTCACTCGATCTGCTGTAAGTTTGGCTCTGTCAGAGTTTTCTTCAGAACCAATTAGTTCAATCTCTTGGAACTCACTGGCCTCATAAACATCTGCGCCAATTCCGAATAATGAGGCACATTTTTTAAGTGCGTCTGATGTGGCGGCTTTCATATTGTTGCCAAAGTCTAGTGGATCGTTACTATCTCTTTTCATTTTGACTTCGGCTCGACCAAATTGTGTTTTAGATAATTCAATCCACTCACCATCGTGTTTAACTCGTCCGGTAAGCTTACCTTTTACTACACATACCTTTGTAAGTTTGGCGATTTCAAACGCCTCGCCTAAAGATGTCTCAATGTCAAATGACCAGTTAAAGCCAAACACGCTATCAAGGACTTTACGGACATAAGAACTTTTAATATAAGTCCAGTTACCACCTCCTTTTGCTGGTCGTGAATATTTATATCTATCTGGTGTTGAGTTCCAAATCTTCTGAATTTGGTTTTCATTTAATAACGATGTAGTTCGAGTAACTTGCTTAATATCAAGCTGTAGTTTAAGTTTATCTATTTCTTTGCTTGTTTGCACCATTTTTTAACCCTTTCATTAGTTAATATACTAGAATTATACTACTTTTGGATAAATATTACAATGGCAATATAATATATATACAAACCACCTAGTAAGCTTCTTTGCAGATAGCCCTTTCAGCTAGGTGGGCTTGTTTTTTATGCCGGTTATGCTATAATCATATTGTACGAAACTTACTTTGCCGATGGGTAAAGAGACGAGATCGTAAGCCCTTTCAAGAAAAACAAAATACACTACGAAACTACGCTTTGCCCACCCTGGCGTAGTTTTTTTGTTCGCAGTTTCTCCACAGAATAAGAATTAGCGCGTTGAAATAGTCAATAAAATAACATATAATGAAATTACTCTATTGCACTATCAAATTGTGATAGGGGGTAAAAATAAAGATAAGAAAAGAACCACCTAGTTGGCAGTTCTTAGTATTGCACTATCAAATTACTTACATTATAGCAGTTTGATAATATTTTTGCAAGCCACTTTACATAATTGTTTGCAGCCAATCATAAAACTGCTGAAGAACTTGTAGATGACGTTAAGTCTAGGCTCTGATTAACTACCGCCTAAACGTCAACCTAGCCATTGCGATGTCTATACAGTTCGAGATAATACCCTCTAGTAGATCGGGAAGTTGAAAGAGTTTAGGTATGATGTGAAGGTTTATAAATACTAATCCCTAGTTCATAGCTCGGGAAAGGCGGTCTAATGGTTAAAATTAAAGAAAGGATATTATGAAAAAATATACTGGTAAATATATTCTTAGCTGGCTAGATAAAGACGATAAACCAGGCTCAAAAGTCTATGAAGACTATTCTACCGCCATAAAAGCTCGTAAGTGGTTAATAGATAACGGAGCAACTGAAATAGATATTGCCGTTGAGTTTAAAAAGGGATAATATAACCGTATGGAAACAATAAAATGTCAAATATGCCACAAAGAAATACCTAATGGTGAATTAATTTACGGTCAATCCGGTAACTATTTCTGCCATAAATGCTTTAATCCTCGACCGAGTGATTTAAAAACCACTAAAAAAGAGGCTAAAATTAACAAGAAAAATTGGAATAGATTAGCAAAAGAGTCTAATTATCGTTTTAATAAAAAACTTGATGGTATATATTATCATAACTAGTCGTTTTCGATACCTAGCGTGTCGTAGGACACGTTTTAGACCAAAAGTAGTATAAGTTATCGTATTTAAAAAATTAACGCTCCTAGAGCGTTATGATAGCTTAAACCATTAAATCACCGCAAAGTGATTAATTTATTATTTAGCTGTGTCGATGACTAATTCGTAGTCATCACCAATACCAATGACTTTCGCACCTGATATGTAGGCATTATATTCATATCCTGAATTACAATACTCGTCGTTTAACCATTGGCGAGTTCTCATCTTAATTTCTGATTTCATAGCTTCCCTAAACTGTACGTCACTATTTAAATCCATTAAGTGCATTAGACTACCGATTAAATTGTCTAATTCAGAATGGCTTATCATTACATAAACTCTGCCGTTTTGGTCTATTAATGGGCGTTCACTTAATATTCTATAATCTTTCAAAACCTGTCTTGTCGCACACTCTTTCATATACTTATACTTCTTTCCTATACTTGTACTTTGCGGTGATGTAAAGGTTCAATGCAACTATTATACCTAAAAATCAATATTACTAAAAGCTTTTCTAAATGCTGGTCGTTTTTCTTCGTCAAGGCACATCTCTAAAATGTTTTGGTCGGAATATCCAATAAAGAACTCATCTTTTCTAGCATAAACATAGTCCTCAATTTCAGACTTTGTAATAGGAACACCGGCAAAATTCGCCATTGTATTAGCCTGCCCGATTTCACAATGATTATTAGCAACATATTGATCGGAGAACATAGGCTTAACTTCCGGCTGAGGTTTATATTTCCTAGCATTTACATTTACCTTGTCTAAGACGTATTTGCCTAACTTGTTTTGCTTGCTTAACGGTTTCAGTTGGAACTCGCCGCTTTGCCTAATAGGACAGTTCTCAATGGACTCATTGACGTGATAACCATTACAAATAGCGTTATCCTCTTTTTCGTATTGAAAGCGAAAATTTTCTTTAGTTGTTACCTCACACGAAAACTTTTCACAAAAGCAATTACTTTTTGCCATCTATCCCCCTTAATTAATTTTTTTATGAACACAAAAAATATCGCAGCCATTAAGACCGCGATAATAAATAGACCACTAATAAGTATGCTGAGACAGAGAATTGTGTCATATATTAACTGCAACATTAGCGTCAACATACTGCCCCCTACTAGAAGTTATTTTTGTCAGTTGGATTGTTAGCAATACCAAATACTGTGAGTGCTGAGAACACTACGTCAACAATACTGTTGATAACCTGGTCGCTTATTTCAAAGACACCAAACGCCTTTAATAACATCGCAATAGCTGATAAGACAGCTATCCAAAATACTTTACTTTTTAGTCTGTTCTGCATTGTCTACTCCTTTCCAAATAGTTTTTTAATTACGTTATAGATGAAGTCAATAATCACTTTTAATGTTTGTATAATCGTCTTTAATATTTGCATAAGTTTGCTATCTCCTATTGGTTGGATTGGTGGCTCGATAACCGGTTCGTCAGGAGTTACTGGTGGCTCTACCGGAGGTTCTACGGGAGGTTCAGGGATTTTAGACCCCTCGTTAATAATCGTTGGTACTGGTGGAACTATAATCTCACTAGACACAACTCGGTTGACTTCCACGCCGTCGTGCTTGGTAATTGTATATACAGCAGTCTTTAATCCGTCTTTGCCTTCTATTGTATTAGTTTTTCCGACATCTAATGTAGGGTCGGATTGTTTAATAGTGTCTCTCAGGATAGGTGTTTTGATAGTTTCTGAATTTACATCTTCCCAAACTAGCGTCTTGACTGTTCCGCAGTATTCACTCCAACCTAAATAAGTGCAACCACCGTTATACTGACCATAAACCGAAATCAGATTATTCAAGTTAGGGTGTATATAGCCTTGTGGGTGAGTTCCGCCTTGTGTTGACGAAGCAACCATGCCATCGTCTAAATGGATAGCGACGTGTCCCATAGGCTCATTACCTAGTGCAAAGTAAACCGCAACAGTCTTACCAGTTGGTGGTAGGTCGGTGTGGTTTCTGCCGCCATAATTTGCTTGCCAGGCTGCTGTGGCATGCGGGTAAGGGTGGTCTGTCCCGAAAGCGTCTTGAACATATTTTAGACACCAACCGCCTGTATATGGCACTCGCCAGTTAGCGTCTCGGATTTGTAACCATTTACCCATAATAACCCCCATTATACCACTAATTAACTGTGCAAGGCACTATTTCGCCGTTGAGTAGATTCCATCTATCAAAATCGTTGTATCTTACTTCCCAGCGGTTCTTAACCGAGTTACAACGTATAAGCGGTGTAAGACCGTTTTGTCCATCGATACCTTTCAAAGAGGCTAAATAGTCATCAACACTACCGATATTGCCGTTATTTAACCATATATGATATGCGTCTAAGCCATCGTTTCCATCTAGTCCGTCAATACCATCTATCCCATCTCGTCCATTAACCCCGTCAAAATAATCAATGTATTTTATAGGAGTATAACCGTCTTTACCGGATGTTAAGTTCAGAGAATCGACTTTCTCACTAACCTTATCAATTACAATCTTATCAACTTGAAGTAACTCTATTTTTTTTTCGACGGTAGTTTCGACTACTGATTTAACACTGTTTTGTAGTTCAAGCCTCTGGCTTAGTAATAGAGAAAGAAATATGAAGTTCTGGATAGTCATTATAATCATAATTACCCAGATTATTGTTATCTTCCTATCGTTGTTGGATTTAGTCATTTTTGACCACCTATATTACCGAATGAAAGAATATAAAATATAGCCGGTATAACTATATTTATAATACCACCTACGATAGTCCAGGCGAGTTTATTCATGCTTTTCTTAGTCGGACCAAATTTTAAATCTACTGTGTCCATAGCCTGTTTTATGGAGTTATCAACATACTCTATTGTAGCAACTCCCTTAACGTCCTTTTTAATGTCAATAAGGCTTTCGTTGACTCCGGTAAGTTGCTTTATAATAGCGGTATGTTCGGCGGTATTTGAACTGATAAAAGCTTTCAACTCATAGAGTTTTACAAATCTTTCATCGTCAGGTGTTTGTTTTGGTGCCATGTTATTCCCCGATTACAATATACATGATTGGTATTGTTGCGTCATAGTTAGACACTGTTCCGATGGTGCATTCGCCAGCTACCGACAAGTCAACTCCAGTGGCGTTTAATTTTACAGTTGGAGTACCACTTACGTTCAAGTAATGAAGAACTGCCTGCGTAGCAAAATCGGTCTTTTTAGACGTGTCATATAGTGTCGAGATACATCTTTCATTAGCTCCGTCTGAAATACCGATTGACAGGTTAGTTCCAGTTGAAGAATCCTTACCTGATACGAATACTATAGCTTTTGCCTGTAGTGTTGCGTCATCAAAATAAAACGTATACGGATTTGAGTTTAGTGTGAATGAACCTACTTCAATTTTCATAATTTTCTCCTTTATATTATTTCTACCACACTTAAGCTACATGCACCATACTGTCCAATATACGCAGTTGCCGTAGCGTTCGATGTTGCCCATAATGGATAAAATGTCTGTGAACCGGTTGGAACGCTTGTTAAGAAAAACACTAGAGTATCAGCGATACGTCTTGAGCCATCAGTTGACCATACGCCAGTCCAAGCAGCAGGTCCGATATAACTTGTAGTTCCAGCCGCAGTTGCGTTGCCTATGCCGATATTGAAGTTAATCACATATCCTGTATTACTGTTATATACTCCGCCAACATGAAGTATACACATAACTAACTTGCCCGAACGAATAGTAGCAGTAACTTTAGCGTTAGTCTCATCTATATACGCTAACGTAGCCGAGTTGGTCGAGTA